GGGTTGAAACCCATGATATAGATCTGGAAGTCACGAGTTGTGATTTGGACTTGTCCACGTTCAATGACTGGACAAAAGGGATTGACACTCGATTGGTACCGAACATGAATGTTGGGGGGTTATCCCACAGGGTTCCAACTCAGCGAGAAGCTTTGTTGGCTATAAAGAAGAGGAACATGAATGTTCCTGAACTTCAAAGCAGTTTTGACCACGATGATGTTTTAAACCGATGTGTTAATAGATTCATAACACATGTCGTTGATAAGACTCGTTTGTCAAAACTGAACCCGATATCTGGTGAGGAATTACATTACTTCAACCAGTATTTGGAAAATAAGAATCCGCCCTTAAGTGAATACAAGGGTCCGGTGCCATTGGTGGCTTTAGATAAGTATATGCACATGATAAAGACCACCTTGAAGCCAGTGGAAGAGGATAACCTCCACATAGAACGGCCGATTCCTGCCACAATCACTTATCATAAGAAGGGTGTTGTTATGATGACGTCCCCTTATTTTTTGTGTGCAATGGTGAGGTTACTCTATGTGTTGAAATCAAAATTTGTTGTTCCAACTGGAAAGTACCACCAGATATTCCAAATGAATCCCGAGTTGTTGAAACACTCAAAGGAATTCAAGGAAATCGATTTCTCAAAATTCGACAAATCTCAAGGTCGATTACATCACGACGTACAGTTTAGACTGTTCCTAACTCTTGGTATACCAGAGCATTTTGTGACCACATGGTTCAACTCCCATGAAAGAAGTCACATTAGGGATCGTGATTGTGGAATCGGATTTTCCGTTGATTATCAACGAAGGACTGGTGATGCATGCACTTACTTAGGAAACACTCTTGTTACGTTGAGTGTCCTTAGTTATGTGTATGATTTGTCTAATCCGAACATATTGTTCGTTGCCGCAAGTGGCGATGATAGTCTTATTGGATCTAGAGAACCTTTACCGCGTGAAAAGGAGGATTTGTGCGTATCCCTTTTCAATTTTGAAACGAAGTTTCCTCATAACCAACCATTTATTTGTTCAAAATTTTTGTTGGTTTTTGAGTGCGATGATGGTTCGGAAGAAGTTTTGGCAGTCCCCAATCCTCTAAAGCTTCTCCAAAAACTTGGACCTAAAAATCTTCAAGTCACAGTCTTAGATGATTATTACCAAAGTCTCTGTGATATATTGTGGGTTTTTAATGATGCCGACATATGTCGAAGAACCGCCGAGCTGGCGGAATACAGACGTTTCAAAGGAACTAAGAAATGTCTGTTTCTGGAGTCCGCTCTGTTAAGCTTACCTAGTTTAGTGGCGAACAGGATGAAATTTGTTCGAAGAACTATCAATTTAGAGAGTTCTAGAGCTTGTATTCGAAACGATGTTTATTCCGATCTTGTTCCTCACTTTGACTCTCGCGTCAGCAGATGTGATGACTCTGATGGAGTCCGAACCTCAACCTTCGACGACAGAAAGTCGTCCAAGCATGCCTCCGATAAACTCAGGAAAACCGAGTGTTACGGAGAAGCCCGGTGTAGAATTAAACCCCGGAGAAACCGTAAAAGTGAAAGCGGAGCAGTCCAATACAGTCAATCCAGTGGAATTGAAACTGGAAGAGCGAAGTCCTCCCGGAAGGGTAGGATCAAATTGCATTGACTGTGCTATTTCCAACTTGCCAGAGGCGATGTTCTCTGTCAAGGTTCCGAAGTTGAATATCAACTTCGAGGTGTCTGATTTTCCGTCTTCAAGGTTAATATTTGCCACGTTAGCCCAAAGAGTGAAGTCTATTCCCTTTATTGAGTCTCTGAGTTTTCCCAGCGATATTCAAAGGATGCAGCTTCGTGCTCTAGGTGACGTAGAAGTCCTCATCTCCATTCCAAAATTTGGTTGGAAACAAATTTTGAAATTGTCTGATGTGGTTTCCGGGTTTGATATCCCGAAGATCCCGTCCATAGCTCCCAAAGTGGAGTCATGTGTCGGTGATTGCCTAAGTTCTTGATTTAGGTATTTCCTCTCTTATAGAGAGATGCCGCTTTGCGAAGATGTCAGTAGGTGGGCGAAACATACGC